TACAAGGAGCCGTCACAGGTACTTGCTGCGCTGTTGGAGAAGATCACGGCTGAGGCCCGCAGGTTGGGTGCTATCAGTGATATGAACATCTCTGACATGAGTGCGAATGCACCAGTTGGAACAACTCTCGCTTTGCTCGAACGCACACTCAAGCCCATGGCTGCGGTGCAGGCGCGGGTGCACTTCGCTATGAAGCAGGAGTTCAAACTCCTGAAAGCACTGATCGCTGAGTACGCTGATGAGCCGTATGACTACATCCCAGAGGGTGTGGATCGGAGAGCCCGGTCTGAGGACTATGCGCTAGTTGAAGTTATCCCGGTCAGTGATCCTAACGCCAGCACTATGGCCCAGCGGGTGGTGCAGTATCAAGCTGCATTCCAGATGGCGCAGCAAGCACCTCAGATTTATGACCTGCCGTTCCTCCACAGGCAAATGCTAGAGACGCTGGGTATCAAACAGGCTGACAAGATCGTGCCACTTGCCGAAGATCAGAAGCCCCGGGATCCAGTAAGCGAGAACATGGGAGCTCTGACGGGTAAACCTCTGAAGGCATTCATCTACCAAGACCACGACGCGCATATTGCAACACACATGTCGTTTATGCAGGATCCGATGATTGCTCAGGCTATCGGACAGAACCCCATGGCCCAGCAGATTATGGCCGCACTACAAGCTCACATCGCAGAGCACCTCGGGTTCTCATACCGCAAACAGATCGAAGAGCGGCTTGGGGCTCCCCTGCCTGCACCCGACGCAGAGATGCCTGAGGAGATGGAAGTTCAGTTGGCTCGGCTCGTGGCAGACGCTGGGAAACAGCTTACTCAGATGCACCAAGCGCAGGCTGCACAGCAACAAGCTCAGCAGGTCCAGCAAGATCCTCTCTTCCAACTTCAGCAGGCTGAGCTTCAGGTTAAACAGCAAGAAGTCCAGAGAAAGGCCGCTAAGGATGCGGCTGAGATCCAGATTGACCAAGAAAAACTCAAACTTGAAGCAGCTAAGCTACTTGCTGGTAGGGGGTAAAAATGGCTAGAACCGTCTATGACGTGCTAATTGAGAACATCGAGGACCAACGGTCCTCTGCAATTGAGGTGCTGGTTCAAGGGTCTGCTAAGGACTATGCCGAGTACCGTGATCTGTGTGGCTTGATTCGGGGTCTAGAGTCCGCACAGCGTGAAATCAGAGACCTTGCGCGTGCTAATCAGGAATATGACGATGAATAATGAAACACCCTCTAACGAGGAGCTTGAGGCTCAACTGCCGGTACCTGTTGGATACAAACTCTTAATCGCACTACCTACAGTTGAAGATACGTTTGAATCTGGGATTGTTAAAGCTGAGCGAACCATGCAGCAGGAGCAGATCCTGTCTATCGTGGGGGCCGTGCTCGATATGGGCCCACAAGCGTACTCAGATGCAGACAGGTTCCCTAATGGTCCGTGGTGCAAAGTCGGTGACTTTGTGATGTTCCGTGCTAACACCGGTACGCGGTTCAAAGTGGCAGGTGTGGAGTATCGCTTGATGAACGACGACAGCATCGAAGCTGTGGTCAGCGACCCGAGAGGAGTGACACGAGTATGACTTTCGAGAAACTTGAGTTTAAGTTCCCTCACGAGCGTGAAGAGGAACAGAAAGATAAGCCTCAGGCTGAAGAAATTCAGATTGAGATCGAAGATGACACCCCCGCTAAACCTGCGGCTAAGGAGAAAGACCTCGAAATTGAGGTCGTGGATGATACTCCGCCTAGGGATAGGGGTCGTAAACCCTCAGAGCCGCCTTCTGATGTAACGGATGAAGAGCTTGGTGAGTATTCTGAGAAGGTCCGCAAGCGCATCCAGCATTTCTCTAAGGGGTATCACGACCAGCGTCGTGCTGCAGAAGCAGCTCTTAGGGAGAAGGAAGAGGCTCTTCGGATCACTCAGCAGTTGTTAGAAGAGAACCAAAGGCTCAAAACGCAATCTTCCACGAACCAGAACGCAATGGTTGAGCAAGCTAAGGCTCGTGTTGCAGTAGAACTTGAGCAGGCGAAGCGCCAGTATAAGGAAGCCTACGAGTCTGGCGATGCCGATAAGGTCGTTGAGGCACAAGAAGCACTTACCGCTGCTAAACTCCGTTCAGAGCGTTTGGCAAACTGGAAACCAGCACCTTTACAAACCCAAGAAAATACTGTACAACAGCAACCAATAACCGCCCCAGCACCTCAAGTTGATCCAAAAGCGCTTGCGTGGCGCGACCAGAATACTTGGTTTGGATCAGATGAGGAAATGACTAGCCTAGCGTTGGGGTTGCATCAAAGGCTAGTTCGTGAGGGTGTAGACCCTAAAAGTGATGACTACTACGAGCGCATCGACGCCCGTATGCGACAAGTCTTCCCAGATCGTTTCGACGATGTAGAGGAAGAAAAACCGGCTGCGAAGCCGCGCCAACAATCAACTGTCGTAGCGCCTGTGACACGCAGCACCGCGCCTAAAAAGATCGTGCTGAATCAGAGGCAAGTGGCCCTCGCTCGACGGCTTGGTCTTACTCCAGAGCAGTATGGACGACAGTTTGCTAAAGATATGGGGAAACAAAATGGCTGAGAACAGACTTGACCGTGAATTAACAACCCGCGAAAAGACCGCTCGGAAACGCTCTTGGCGTCCACCCGAGTTGCTACCTGCTCCAAACCCGGAGCCGGGATACGAATTTCGTTGGGTGCGTATTTCTATGGGTGGTCAATCTGATCCACGTAATGTAGCCTCAAAACTGCGTGAGGGCTGGGAGCCCGTAAAAGCTTCAGATCATCCTGAGATCACCTTGATGATGTCTGAGAACGATCAGTTTAAGGATAACATCGTGATTGGTGGTTTGATGCTTTGTAAAACCGCTACCGAAATGGTCGCAGAACGCAACGAGTACTACAACGCTCAAGCGAGTGCGAACATGCAGGCAGTTGACAACAATCTTATGCGAGAGAATGACCCGCGAATGCCGCTCTATCGTGAGCACAAGACTCGGGTTACTTTCGGATCTGGATCTTAAACTTAGGAGCATGACATGGCTTACCCCACTGTTAATGCACCCTACGGCCTCCGTCCGGTCAATCTGATCGGTGGTCTACCGTTTGCGGGTGCTACCCGTGCCATTCCCATCGCGTCTAACTACGGAACCTCCATTTTTTATGGTGACGTGGTTCAGTACAAGAATGATGGCACTCTCATCATCACGACCCTTCAGAACCAAACCTCTCCCGTTGCTGGCGTGGTTGGTGTCTTCTTGGGTTGCTCGTACACGAGTCCCGTGACCAAGCAGAAGGTCTACTCGCAGTATTACCCCGCGAGCACCGTTGCTGACGACATCGAAGCCTACATTTGTGATGACCCCAACGCCCTGTTCAAGGTCGTGAACGTCACGAGTGCGGTCGCTGATGATGCCGCTGGCGGTCTGTTGCCTGCTTATATTGCTCGCGGTAGCGCGATTGCTTGTAACGCAGAACTGGTCCTCAACACCGGCTTGACCAACACCGGCAACAGCCGTATGGGCGTGTTTATCAACAACGTCACTACGATCCTGCCGATTCGGGTTGTGGATGTTGTGCCTGACACCAAAAACTCTTCGGGTAACTTCGTTGAGTTCATCGTCAAGTTCAACGCCACCTACCACACCTATAACGCCACCGCTGGTGTTTAAGGAGTAGACAATGGCTATTTCACGTTCCCAACTACTTAAAGAACTCCTCCCAGGACTTAATGCCCTGTTTGGTTTGGAGTACAACCGCTACCCCGAAGAGCACAAAGAGATCTTTGAAACCGAGACCTCTGAGCGTTCCTTCGAGGAAGAGACCAAGCTGTCTGGCTTCTCTGCAGCCCCGGTGAAAGCCGAAGGCGCGGCGATGGCCTACGACAACGCTCAGGAAGCTTGGACCGCACGGTACGTGCACGAGACGATTGCGATGGGCTTTTCGATCACCCAAGAGGCGATGGAAGACAACCTGTACGACAGCCTCTCGGCCCGTTACACCAAGGCGCTTGCACGGGCCATGGCGTATACCAAGCAGGTCAAAGCCGCCAACATCCTGAACCAAGGTTTTACGGGTGGCCCGACCTATGGCGATGGCAAGGTTCTGTTTGCGACTGATCACCCCCTGATCTCTGGCGGCACGAACAGCAATCGTCCGACCGTCGGCGCTGACCTGAACGAAACCTCGCTTGAGGCGGCTGTTATTCAGATCGCTGCATGGACCGATGAGCGTGGGCTCCTGATTGCGGCTAAACCCCGCAAGCTGATTGTGCCTCCGTCACTGCAGTTCGTTGCAACTCGTATTCTGGAAACGGAACAGCGGGTCGGCACGGCTGACAACGACATCAACGCGCTCAAGAACAACGGCTCGATCCCCGAGGGTTACACCGTTAACCACTGGTTGACTGATCCGAATGCGTGGTTTTTGACGTGCGATGTGCCAAACGGTCTAAAACACTTCGTTCGTACGCCCATGCAGACGGGTATGGATGAGGACTTTGACACTGGCAACTCTAGGTACAAGGCCCGCGAGCGCTACAGTTTCGGGGTCTCTGATCCGCTCGGCGCATTCGGCTCGCCCGGAGCCGCGTGATAAAAACAACGCTAAATCAAGCATTTAGCTGAGTTTAGCCCTCTTCGGAGGGCTTTTTTGTGGGTATAAGCGATACAAAGCTAGAGAACCCTTGACATCTCCAACTCTCTCGCGTATTGTATCGACTATTACCTAACTAGAGTAAATCATGGCCGTCATCTATTGCATCACAAACATGGCAAATGGAAAGTACTACATCGGAAGTGCCGATAGCTTTGCCAGACGCGAGTGGCAACACAAGTACGATTTGCGCAAGGGAGTTCATAAGAACCCACGTCTTCAAGTTGCGTGGAACAAGTATGGAGAGGAGGTGTTTGTCTTCGAGGTGCTGGAGCAGATTCCTGAAGGAGAGGATCAGCTTGTTTGGGAAGACCGTTGGCTTAGAGAGCATGTAGGGCAGGCGCTTTGCTACAACATCAACACATTGGCTACTGCGCCAAGATTAGGGGTTACGTTATCTGAAGAAAGTAAGGCTAAGTTGCGCAAGAACAGAAAAGGCAAAGGGGCCGGTGAGAACCATTATCGCTACGGCAAGACAGTCTCTGAGGAGGTCCGTAAGAAGATCAGCGAGACCCAGAAAGGTAGGCCCAACCAGATGAAGGGCAAGAAGATGTCTGAGCAAGGGCGGCTTAACGTCATTGCGAGTATCAAGCGAGGGGCTGATAGCCCCTTCTACGGGAAGCGCCCCATCCATGCAGACGACCTAAAGAAGCCCATCACTGCAGTACTTCCTGACCGTACGACACAGGAGTTTGACAGCCTCACCTACATTCGGGACAACCTTGGGATCAGTATTGCGACGATCATTCGGGCCTGTAAATCGGGGAAGCCAATTAAGTTCGGAGCCCACGCAGGATGGGTGTTCTCATATAAGGGACAGGATGTTGCCGCTCCTGAGATTTCAGAGGAGTACCTGTCCTACCCACGTAGCCGTCAGGAGGCTAAAGCCGCTGGACAGCCGCATTACTTCACAGGGATGCTTTGTGCGAAAGGTCACATCGCCCTTAGAAAGACCAAAGGTACATGTGTGGAGTGCCTCAAAGAAGAGTGGGCGGCGACCAACCAAAAGAGGGCTCAGGAGCCAAAATCAGAGGCCGCGAAGGCGGCAGGGCGTCGGTACTACGAGAAGAACAAAGCCGCGATTCTCCAAAAGCAGAAAGTCAACAAACCGGCCCTTGACACCCCACAAAACCCGTGATAAAACACCAGTATCCGTATTCCCAGCCCATCAGACCGGTACGGCGGACTTCATGCAGACTGGTGGGTAACTCGCATGAGAGGATATTATGGCAACGACTTCAACTACCACCTCCGTATGGCGTTCTGGCGGCGGAGATTCCACGAAGACCAGCTATGCTGGTTCGATGCTGATGGTGGCGGACTTTTATATCGACCCCACTGATGCTGACACGACCGCTGTGCAGAAATCTGCCAGCGACACTGCTGCGGTGATTCTGCCGATTGGTGCGGTTGTGATTGAGATTCAGGCGAATGCTGCTGGTACCGGTGGTACGACCCCGACCTTTGACATGGGTTGGATTGGTTACTCGGACACCTCTGCCACGGATCCGAATGGTCTTCTGGCTGCTGCTGATGCAGACGCAGGGAAACAGGCTTGGAACTGGGCCTCGGCTGAAGCGGGTGACGATCTGGGCGTTGCGATGTCTTCGACGCAGATGGTTAAGATCACTGGCGGAGCCACGACGGGTGATGCGGCTACAGGTGGTACGATCACTGGCAAGATCATTTACTACGTCCCCACTGACGGTTCGTATACCGCCTAAAGGAGCCTGACATGCGCCCTGTCGTCGTAAGCAAGACGGGGACTGGTTCCTCGTCTGTCGTCCCGCTGGATCATTATCAGAGCCCGTTTAATGTCGGGTTTGGGGTAGTGGTCAGTGGGACGGTGAACTACACGGTCCAGCACACGTTTGATGACATCTTTGATGCGTCGGTGACGCCTGTCTGGTTCAACCATCCTACGATTGCATCGCTTGCGGCAAATGCTGACGGTAACTATGCGTTCCCGGTGCGGGCAGTCAAGGTGTTGGTCAACTCGGGTAGCGGGACTGCAACAATGACCGTGATCCAAGCGGGCATGCCGGGTAAATAACATGGGTTACGTAGGCTGGGGATCCGTTGCGAACCAAGCCAACACCGAGACGGGCGGTGCAGAGTTTGTTGTTGCCGACGTCACCGGTGCATCTGATATAGGCGTAGGGGTTGCGGGGACTGGGGTTGTGAATTTGTACTCCGGTGTCCCTCCGACTCCGCCTGTCTCTATTGCCTTCATTGAGCTTGAAGGTATCGTCACTGAATTCCTATTGCAAGAGGGCGGGACTCCGCCTATCAGGATCCAACTGGAGTCCTAAAAATGGCCGATAAAAAAGTCAGTCAACTTACCGCGCTCACTGGTGCAGGCACTGCATCAGGAGATTTACTCTACATCGTCGATGTCTCTGAGCCGGT